TTAAGGGTAGTAACCACACTTGTTAGTACCAGTACTGTCCAGCTCCAATCAGCCATAAATCTGCCACCTAACTACTTTTTTAAGGCTTTTTGCGATAAAACGTACCCTATTTTACGTATATAGAATATAGAGGTGAAAAAATGGAAGAAACAGAAATTATTGACGGTAAGGTATACATCAGACGCCAAGATGGTCGCATCATGATCCTAGAAGATCCAGAAGATGTCGAGATGTTCAAGCACTTTCCAATTTGGTTTGAAGATTTTAATGACTAAAGGCACCCTAAACGGGCGCCTTTTTTTAATAATTATCACTTTGCTTAGATTAGCTTTTATCTTTGGCTTGTTCTTTTTGCTCAGCAACAATTTTATCATAAAGCACCGCAATCTTATGGATATTCTCCCAGCCGGTGTTGGCAAGGTCAGGTTTCCGGTAGTAATCATTCACGGTGGTGACGGGTACCCCAGATCGTCGGGCAATTTCCGCATTGGTGAGAACATGTCCGGTCATCAACGTTTTGAGCTTGTCAAGATCGGTCATCGCACTGATTCCGTTTTCGGCGTACCAGAATTTCCGGTCAGCAGCATTATCTCGAATTGTTGCCAATTCGTGAAAGTGATCGTAGATGCGGGCTAGGATGAACACTCGATACCATGCGGCTTTCGCTAAGTCCGTGCGGCCTTTTGCATAGTCGTGCAAAGTCGGACCTGACATGCCACTAAACCGGCTGATGGGCCCGTATTCTTTGGGAAACTCTTTAAATAATTGACGAGCTTTATCCAAATCGGTCATGGCATAGGTCTCCTTTGCTTGAATTTCTTCCGGTTTCGGCCACAGTTTGTCTTTCAGAGCTTCACGTGCCGCGATTGCTTCGGCCATTGTTCCGTGAGTTGATGAATATTGTTTACCCTTATAAATCATCACCACCCGGTAACGGATAGAATTACGGTTGTGAACCACGTGTATATATTTTTCACCAGAAGTGTTGTTGCGAGGCTTTCGATCGTTTAACTGGGCATAACGGGTGCCCGGAACGATTTCGAGTTGCCTTTTATTGTAGTCCTTGAACCGTGCGCCAGCCATTTGGCTCTTGACGTGTCCACAACTAGTCGTGATCCCAGTTAGCAAATTGGAGTCACTTGCTTTGGTTTGGCGCCCACAATCACACTGGCATAACCACATTTCGTGACCATGGCCGTCTTGCTTTCCAGTGTCTCTAAGCACTGTAAGATGACCAAATATCCGCCCCGTCAAGTCCTTTTCATACAGATCGGTTTGAGGTTCATAATTGGGTCGATATTTGGCACGGAGCTCCTCTCGTTGTTTAAGCGCATCTTTTAAGTACCGATGAGCGGTTACATGATTCTTGCGGTCATAGTACATTCGGGTCACATACACGACATGCCCATAGTCATCAACACGCCGATAGACGTTTTCAAACTCAGTTTTTAAGTAACGATAGTGTGTAGCAGTCATTTAGAACCCTCTCCGTTCAATGGCTTTTGTTCCCGATATTCAGCATAATCCGGCCAATACTTACTCCGAATTTTTTCCCGAGCGACCAACGCGTCAGCCAGGTTTGTACGGGTTGCTGTATGCTTCTCACCATGATAGCCCACGTAAATCAAATACCGAGTGGCACCAGTACGTGTTTTCTTGATTGAAATATTTCGGTACCCACTTTTATTGTCGTCGCGCTTGCGATCCCCGATCATAGCAAGCTTGCTCCCAATAGGAGCGGCTTTACGCTTGGAAGTTAACTCAACAACGTGTTTTTTAGCATTGGCTGAGAGCACATGTCCACAACTGATGGTAAGGCCTCTGATCAGTGCACTCCCGATGACATGGATCTGTTTGCCGCAATCGCATTGACATAGCCATTTAACCCTGATTTGATTCGAGTCGTTGGGATCTTGATAGCGAGTACCATCATCTTTTAATACCGTGAGATGGCCAAATTGCCGACCGGCTAAATCGTTAATCGCGATATGCCCACAACTGTGCGTACGTCCATTCAGAAGATTTTTAGACTCAACGTGAACCCGCTTACCACAATCGCACTGACACAACCACATGATTGTCCCGTCATTTGCACGCTTGCCATCATCTCTGATCACGGTCAAATGGCCAAAAGTTTTTCCGGTTAAATCTTTCCTGCGTGACACATTATCCCCGCTTTCGAATGCTAAAAATATTTTTGCTTAAATCATTTAAGTAAGCTTGATCGACTTCATCAACAACCATTGCCTCAGCATCGATTAACTTTGGTTCGGAGTGGTCATTTAAATCCAGGTCATCTTGATTGGTTGGAAAATCCTCCATAGCATCGCTTAAATCATTAAGTACATCATATCGCGTAATATCTTGATCTGGCAGCATGTTAACTGCAAAACGTACAGTTTCTTCGCTTGGCAAAGTAATCTCCGCTACTACTGATTCGTAATCACCCATATCTTCGATCGATACAAACGCATCTATATTCAAATCAGCTAATGTTTTGCTTAGTAGCAATTTTGCTTCTTCGGTTGTCATGTCGGTATCCTCCTCTAGCTTGATGATACTGTCAAAAATTTTTCCAGGAGTCTGGTTCAAAACCTGTGCAATCGCCGCATAAACCCGGGGATTGATTGCAAGTGCATCTTTGTCGCTCGACCGCTGTAAAGTCGTTGGAGCAACCCCAGTTTCCTTAGCAATCTGATAACGGTTTAAGTTTTTCTTTTCCAAATACGTATCTAATAATTTATCCATGGTGATATGCCTCCTTTAGGCAGTCAGCTCGTCGCGAATCTCGTCAATAGTTTCTTCCAAGTCACCATAGTAACCAATGGCGTCGTCAATTGATTCTGGCCACAATACCCAAAGTGCCTGATCTTCATCGAAAGTTAACATTCCGTATTTTTCGTTGTCTTGGTTTACTTCGTATTCTTTACTGTTGTTTTTTACAAATTCGATATTTTTCATTTTAATGATCTCCCTTTTCTTTATCCTTTATCTCTTAACACCTATTATAATATACGATACGTGTATGAATGTCAACACGAATCGTGTATTAATTTAAAAATATGTACAAAAAAAGACGCCCACCCTCGATTAAGAGAGTGGACGCTTATATATGTACTCCTTCTTGCCACCACAGCAAGAAAGGAGGCGAGATAAATGGCTGATATAGGGAACCACCCCTGACAACCAATATCATCTGTAAACAATCTAATGTTACCATCTTTTGTCTAATTCTTCAATCGGCAGGTATTGTCAAGTTGGCAATTAAAGAAGACTATATGTTATTATTAATTCGGCGGTTAATCTGTGCCTAACCAGCATGTGCGTGAAGATTAGCCGTACTTCCTTGATAAGGAGGTGCAATCAATATCACCTGTAAACAACTTAAAGGTTTCTTGGCCAAATTTGCTATTACATTCTTAACCGAACTTGCAGTAGCACTGTTGATTCACTGGCTATTTAACCTTTAGACCAGAAGGAGCGCTTTCGAGTGCTCCTTTTCTGTACCTTAAATATAACACATGCTAGTTTTATAAAGCTAGTTTCTGCCCTTATTTAGTTTTCTTGACATACTTTTTGTAGGCTGTGCAGTAAAAACCATTTGCCAGTTTGAGTACCCAAGTGCCATCAACGTGGATCACTTTGGTAACGTCAAATGGGGTTCCTTTTGGCCAGCGGTTAGTTGGCTTATGAACCCGTTTGACGACTTTAGTTCGCTTCAAGTCTCGATATAAATAGGTAGATTTGACAACTTCGATCGCTTTAAGATTTGGTAGCTCATAGTACGCATTCTTGACGAAATATCGGTTAGCCGTGATGTATGTCCCATTTGCCAGTTCGAAGTATGGTACTGGGACAGAATCGCCGCTAAAGTGCAGTCTAGCAATGTCCACAGCTGTCCCAGCCACCAGTTTGCGGCCACGGCTTGCCTTGCTGCCAAGCTGATTATTCTTGTGCTGATAGATCGTCTCCTTGACGATGATCCGCTTCGGATTATACGTGTAGTAGTAGTCATCGACATTATCTTTGGTCAACTTGGGATTGGGCTTCTTCTTGGCGTACTTGGTTGCACCGGTGTACTGGCCACCATAATCTAACGAGCCATCCACATGCAACCCTTGCCAATCGTCCGTGTACTGCCAAGATTTGGCACCCGAAACGCCACTTGACGCTGAACCATAAGATGCTGGCCAACCGCCAAGTTTAAAGCTGGTGCCGATTTTAATTCTACCTGCCCAATACCAACTTGCTGGGAAGTAAATATCGAAGTTGTGAAAGCCATAGCGACGGAGTGCGGTATAGAAAAGCGCCGCGTCAGCACTCACTTGTGTTCTCAGTGATGGATCTTCGGCGTCTAAAACCATGATGGTATCTTTACCACAGCCCCAAGCTTTGGCCGTGTTTGCCATGAGATGAGCCTCAGTGGCCGGATCGCCAGTTCCGTAGCGAGTTGAGTTAAAAGTGCCGTAGTGATATAGAGCCACTTTTAGACCAACTGTTTTGGCAGCTTTGACTTGTGCCTGTCCGCGCTGGTTGACATATGGTGTACCGCCATAGCCACCTTGCGAAGTCTTGACGACCACGCCACGGGAACCATGAGCTTTGAGTGTTCGATAGAAAGATACTAGAGCAGATTGGTAGCTGGCGACGTCATTAAAGTAGCGAGCCATTATGCTCACTTCCCTTCTTTAGTCAGCGAAATCTGGCCATTGTCGGCTACTGTTAGCTGATAAGCTTGACCACCAATCTCGACATAGTCCGCATTATCAAGATGAACTGGATAGTTTTTTGGATCAACTGTATCAGCAGCTTGAGTAACGGCTGCCAGTGCCTGCTTTTGTGCTGGAGTGTCTGAGAGCTTCGCTTTGGTCTTGTTCTTGCCATAGACCAGCTGATATGCTTCTTCGACGTACTTTGAAGCTTCTTCTTGCGAGATGTCGACATTGGCATTTTTGGCAGCATCAATAATGTCGGTCACCGCTTTGGATTTCTGTTCATTTCCAGGCATTGGAATAGCTTCAACAGCCGTAACCGCGGTTTGTGCAAACGATTTGAGTTGGGCGATAATTTCGTTGTCGGTCTTGGTCTTGGTGTGATCAGCAACCACTTGGGCTAAGTCTAAACCCTTCTTAAAGACAGCTAGCGCTATGACTAGAAAAATAACGATGGTACCAGTATCGACTCCATCTAAAATGTGACTCCATGACATGATAGTTCCCCCTTACTTGGTTGGGTTGATGGTAACGGTCTGCTTAGCCGGATCGACTACTTTAGCAGGATCAGGCTGGGTAGATGATCCAGCTGATTTGGTGGCTGTATCAGTTGCCGGTACATCGCCGGCCACCGTTTTGATGAGTGCCGCCACGTCGTCCTTAAACATCGCTGGAACTTCTTCGATCTTCTTACCGCCGTCAATGACGTTAGCGGCAAACAATAGTACAGGCGTTGAATAATTTTTATTTAACATTCTTGTTATCCTCCAATTTTCCATAGCGTGAACGATACATATCGTTTTCGTTCCGCAAAGCTGTATTCGATTCTCTTAAATTTCGATTTTCTTCATTCAAAAGTTTGAGCTTATCCTCATACTGGCGGGCCATGATGTCCTTATCAGCTTGAAGGTCTTCAAAATCTTGTTTTAGAGAATCGTATTTATCTTTCATATTTTTCATCGCGTCTTCAGAGTTTTGCTTAACTTGCTGAATAATAAATTGTTCCCATTTTTTACGGTCTAAATCACCATCACGTTTGTCCTTATTGTGCGCATGGATCACTCCCCAAATAGTAGTGGTAATCATTCCAATTGCCCCTAAGAGCGTGACGATATCACTAGTGTGTATGATAATAGTCACCCCTTATCGCAGTACCAATTAGTAACGCCAAAGCTAATCCCGCAAAGACCCAAGTTAAATTAAACCTGAAGTCAAAAAGGCCTCGCCACATAAACGCAACTGATAAAGCACCATACAGAGGAGCAATCATTATCAGACCAACATTCCGACACGTACGTGAATCCCAGAATACCCCGACTAATAAAACAACCCCAGAAACTACCAATAAACCCGCGAACCACCAGTCATCTGCGAACTGAAGTGCCTCGTGTTCAAATCCAATAGGTGGAGGCGGTGGCGTGACTCGTGGATCGTCCAAATATCCTAAATGAAAAAAAACATAAATTCCTGCCAGGAGCGTAAACACACCAAAGCAAAAGTGTGCGTAATATTCTCCGACTGTTTTTAACATCTGTTCCACCCCTTTCTCCCCAATTTTGTCCAAAATAAAAGCACCTAGCTATTTAGTAGCGGGCGCTTGGTAATCTTTGCCAGTGATCTGTTTGTACTGGTCAGGCGTGATAAAACCATATTGCGTATACCACTCAATATTTGGAGTCAGGTAGCCTAACCCATAGAAAAATGAAATTGTTTCAAAATCCATTTTGATAGCCTCCTAGTTAGTTGCATCTGTGCTCTTAGCGGCTGCTTGCAGTTGCGCCAGTTGACCACCAATTTTGGCCATTGCCTTATCGGCTTCGTCAACCGTTACTTTTAGCTGTGCTTGGGCACCACCAATTTTAGCAGCCACTTGAACGGACTGGTCCAGCTGTTTAAGCACCTGAGTGTGCGGATCATAAGTTACTTCGGCGTCTGGATCATCCACACACAGCATTTGTGGCTTGCCGTCCAGACCTAAAATCTGCTTCCCACTATCATCTATGGCCGGCGTTTGCTTCATCTTGACCATCTTCCAGCCGATATACTCGTCCGCCCCATAGGACACTGGATCTAATGCGTACACGGCATAGCCGGCCGGCTTGTCAGCTGGTGCGGTTGCGTAAATTGTTTTCATGTTTGACAATCTCCTTTGCTTTTTTGATCGGACAGTTGGGTTTCACATACTTATGATAGAAGCCATATGAGTTGGTGTGCTTTAGCCAGCCCCAGTAGCTAATCATACTGGCCGCATCATGATACGTTAGGTGGTTTTTACGCCCAACTTTAGCGGCCTTCCGACGAATCCGGAGAGCTAACTTACGGCGTAAAGTGACATGGTCGCGGTAAAACCGATAGCCCAGAAAGTCAATCGGACGACTGCCAACTCGAAAAAGCTGCCAGTTAGGCTTGATGACTAGTCCTTCAGCTTTGAGATAGGCATCCATCTGGTCACGGGCTCGGTGTAACTTCTTTTTGTTACCGCTCAGCATGACTAAGTCGTCCATATATCTAACATAGTGTGGAACCCGCCAATCATTTTTTACCTTATGATCAAAGTCCTCCAGATAAAAGTTAGCCAGCCATTGCGAAGTATACAAGCCCAGCGGCAATCCCGGTGAGTATGAGTCAATAATCACCCCCAACAGTCGTAAAACTTGCGGATCTTTAAAACGGTGTTGCAGTTTTAGTTTCAGAATGTCTGTGTTGATTGAAGCGTAAAAGTGGTGAATATCCATCTTGAGACAATACTTGGTACGTTTGGGGTCGTTCTGTAACCACTTCGGGATCACTTTGCGCCCCTGAGCCATCCCACGACCGGGAACGGTGGCTAGGTTGTACTCATACATACTTTTTAAAAAGATTGGCTGCAGCACCAACATAATCGACCAGTGAATAATTTGGTCCGGAAAAAACGGGGTTGTGGTGATTTGCCGGTCTTTGTCCCGTTCATGGGTCGTCCATGTTTTGACTTTGGCCGGCTTGAATGCACCCGACAGCAATAAATACTGGATCTGCTGAATCGTTTCTTCTTCATGGTTGAGCCTTCGGCTCACCGACTTTCGGTGCCGTTTCCCAATGGCTGCTTGGTGCAGTGCTAACTTAATGGTTTCCGGATCCGCAATATCATGAATCAAATTACCATAGCGTTTCAATCAATCACTTCCTTCTGAATTTAAATGACTTATTAACCTCAAGAACTTTCAATTTGCTTACTAGCCCCTGCTTTGTAGCGGCGAATTTTTACCAAGCGGTACGGAGTCGTTGATGCATTACTTGTGTTTGCCATGCTTCAGTTAATATGGAGGCGAGAGCCGACATTGGAGTTCGCGTTAGTCGAAGAGTTGTTGCCGTTCCAGTACCAAAGACCGGAGTTGCCAGCGTTCCAATTCCAGCTGCCTGCATCAGCAATCCCAAAAGTCCTGGGGGAGAGATCCCCCAGTCCCCCTTACAAAGCCTTCTTAATGAGGCGAGAGCCGACATCGGAGCTCGCGGTAGTCGAAGAGCCGTTGCCGTCCCAGCACCAAAGACCGGAGTTGCCAGCGCCCCAATCCCAGCTGCCACCAGTGTCGACCACATAGTTACCACTGCCATTAACGTAGCAATAATCATGATAGTAAGTGTTGTATTGGTCGTTGTTAGAGGAAGCAGGAGCCTCAACACTTGGATGATCTTTATCAAATCCAAGACCGGTAATATTTGAATTCCCAGAAGTCATTGATTGTAATGAATAATTGAGCATGTAATAGGGGCTTGTGAACACGTCTGACGCATACTTGGTTGCGTCATCACACGAGTATAGAGACAAGTTACTAATGTTTAAGCCGTCTGTCCACATTGCCAAGTTGCCATAAAGATTCTCAATCCCACGGTAAGCCATTGGTGTGGAACCGCTGGTTACAAATCCAGATGACCCTTTCACATTGTCAGTAGTTCCGGTGTTTATTAAGGAGCTACCACTGTCGTTACCTTCCATAATTGACTGAGAATCAAGAGTAGCGAATTCAATCGTGAACAGAACTTGCAAGGCGTCTAGTGTATGCACGTCCCACAAGTGATAGCCCTTCTTACCATCTGTGTTATTAGCAACCGCTGAACTTCTTAGCTGAACAATGGTTTGGTTAGTCGTTGGCTCAACTCCAGTTTTTGACTGTAATTTGCCTGAAATAACCGATCCTTCATATCGGGAAACGTCAACATAGTCTAGCTCTTTTTTATCGTCAAAATCATAGAAACAGTTTGGGAGATACCAGTCATCGCCTTGCTTAACCAATGAAACTTGCCAAGTGCTTAATGGTTTATTTTTGTCTTGGGTTTTACGGATATAGAATTTCGGTACCCGGACAAACGCATTACCATACGAATCGGTGACGGTTTTATCCATCAACCCCCACGGGCCGCGAGTATCAAAGTCGTTTTGAGTGCCATTGATGCCAGCTTTTAGTCCCACCGCAGCATCGGTCCGCTGTAAGGCCCCAGATGAGGAGCCATCCCAACTAACGCCGTAAATGTTACCGTCTACGGTTGGCAATGGGTCACTGACCGTAAAGTAGTCGCTTGACCCGACTGCATTTTCAGCATTAACGCGGAACAAGTAATCGCTTCCGGCTTCAATGCCATCAGTAACCGTCCCAGTAAGGCTATCAGGATTTAATGCGACTTTCGTCCAGTCCGTGCCACCTTGCTTTTGATACTCCAGGCTGTATCCGGTGATTTCAGAGCCACCATCACTTTCTGGTGCCGTGACCGTGTAGTCAAAGCCTTTTTTGCCAGCGTTGTACTCAACTGTCAGTGACGGGATTCCCGGTACTGTGCCGGTCCACACGGTAATCACATCAGTAAAGTCACTGGAACCCACCGCGTTTTGGGCCGCCGCTTTAAAGTCATACGTCTTCGTAATGTCAACGCCAGTGAGCTGGCCGGTTAAGGCATCCGGTTTAACAATGACCGTTGTCCAGTCATCCACGCTATGATCTTTCCACAGCAAATTGTACTGTATGATGTCACTGAGACCGTCCTTCTCAGGTGCAGTCAGTGTATAGTCAAAGGCTTTGCTAGTTGCGTTGTACGTAACTGCCAGCTTTGGAATTCCGGGCGTCTTCGCTGTTGGAATCAATTTCCATATGGTTGTGGTACCGTTATAAGTGAAGTTCCACATCGCCCCGTCTGGACCGATCCCGTAGCCGGTAACTAAGCCGTCAAAATCGCAGAAATATTCTCCAATAAGTGAATAACCAGTTGGATTATTTTTAGCGTTAATGTCAACTAAGAGCTTGCCGGTATCTTTGGTGCCGATAATCGCTTTAAGTTTGGCGTCCGTGTCATCAGCGGCCGCAATCACCAGCTTAGCCGTGCCATCGGCCGCCGTCAGGATTGGCGTTTGGTACTTGCTCATGTCCGGCTTGGGTATCGTGGATATCTTACCGTCGACATAGGCAGTCGTAACGTAGTCCTTTAAGGCTGCTGTCAAATCTGCGTGGGACACTACTCCAGCAGGATCAACCTTCAAAGTAACGTTGGCAGAGGTCCCCACGATAGCAAAGAGGTCGATTGAGTACGTAGAACTGTTTGAAGTCTTGTGCATATAAACCGGGTCTTGTAGCGCACATTCGGCGTATAAGACTTCGTCGCCATCAGCTGGTTTGGCATATAAGCCAATCGTCAAGAGCTGATAGTCTGTATCGATATCAGATTTGTTGAAAACAACCGGAATTTTAACAGAACTTTGATCGCCATCAATCGCATCAACCTCAGTCACGGTAACGGTTTGCTGCTTGTTATCTAAGTCAGTCAATTGAGCCGCTTGAGCGGCAGTATCACCAAAGTGATTTGTGGAGCTAGACACCGCTTTGGTAAAGTCGATTTGAATCTTGCCAGCTAGTGCTTGTGTTGCAAGTGATTGGCCTTGTGCGGTAAATTGAAAATTAAGTGAAGCAGTTTGTGTAGGCATTATGCTCCCCCTTTCATATTTGCTTCATCATGCTCAGTTGTCAGCGCAGTACCGCTGACCGTCGCATGATTATAGGTGTTTACGGACTCATCAAAGAATCCATTCATGTAAAATTGATCGTGCTCATCGGTTTGCGCAAAGCCAGTTAGATAAATATGGCCAGTCGCTGTTTTGATAAACTCAACATTGGCAATTCGAATCCCGGCAGCAACCGATTCCTGCAAGCGATCGAACAGTAGCTGTTCTTTGCGGGTATCATTGATATAGTCACCGGGAATGTTAGTTATTTCGATGGCATCAGGTTCCTTAGAATCGGTGTCATACATCGGATTAACGTTAATTTCTGTATATTTGGCATCTAATGATTCGGCCACCAATTTAATCAAACTGTTGTAGGTACCATCGGTAATTCGTTGAAGACGCTTGGTTTTGATCATGAAGCGGTAAAAAGCATCGTCAGCACCATTTCGATAGACGTTGTGGTCTTCACCGTAGTAGTCCAAAGCTTTGCCTTGAGCGTTATCGATGTCACGCCAGGAGTTGATGGTACTTAGTAGCTGTTCAACATCAACCATGGAATCCGCAAAGAAACTCAATAACTTGGCGTTATTCGAATCCTCGGCATATGCTAAAGAAACTGGCAGTTCATTAAGCAACGTATCGAGGTCATAAGGCGGTTGATAATCACTCACTGACGGTCACCTCCACATCACTATCCTCAGCAATTGCTGCGGTTTCGAATTGATCCAGTTGAATATCATCCGTACCCATCTTGGCTTTATCGCGGCCCATGGTAACGGACACGTATTCGACACCAGCAACGTTGTAGATTGCTTGATAGAGCTTGGTAAAGACAATCTGATCACCCATGATGAGTGAGCTTAGATAGTCCTTGATGGCCGCTAAGATATTGGCTGGGCCATCAGCCGGATTAAACTCGTCGCTAGTCTTAATCGTTATCGTGACATAGATCGGTACGACCGTTGCCGCATCAAAAAAGACATCATGCGTATGTTCGCTGATGTCTTTTGCTGTTACTTTGATTTTGCCAACGGTCTGAATACCGGCGGCGATGTTGTCCAAGATTGCCTGACCTAAATCTTGCTGAGCCCCACCTTGAATGTAGAAATGTAATGACTTGGGTGGATTCCCATATGAGTCCGTGTCCATCGTCAGGTTTGGCACAATCTGGACTTGTTGGACTCCCGGCTGGGCGTACAAGGCAGTGTACAAACCCATCAATGTTGGCCCCGGTTGAGCTTCCATCGATAAGTGGATTCGTTGCCGATAAGTATCATCGGTCTCTAAATCGGTACCACCGCCAGCTGGATCCGGATTGGTGACACTGGTCACTTGGTCGGACTGTTCAATTTGGACGGTGATCGTGTTCGCCGCCACGTTGCCACTGGGACCAGTTTCGACTGCTTGCGCTTCACCAGATCCGTTTCCTTTATCATCAAGGGTTACATCATCTAAAAGCTGAAACTCAATGTCGTCCGCGGTGCCAAATAGTGATCCATCTTGGTCACTAGCAATCGTATAGCCTGGCGTTCCGGTGAACTGTAAAGTGACTGTGGCTGCCGTGGCTGGTGAGCGAGCAACGCTGTAATTATTCCCTAGTTGGTCAAGTGACGTTCCAGAAGCCTGATCAATGTAGTTGCTCAAGTAAGTGTCTTGAACGTCCTGATACATAGTGACTTGCAGCCAACAAATGGTGCGGATCCACATTCCTAGTACGGAATTGGCGTCAGTCTGCACATCATCACCAAATAGTTGTTTCGCTTTGGTGGTCATCTGATCCAACAATTGCGGGTAGCTGGGGACGCTAAAACCAGTATTATCTAATGGCACTATCCCTCACCTCCTTGAGCTTGGACATTAACAGTCGGTTGGATATTGGTTCCATTGACTGTTTGCAAATCCAGTTGAATCTGGATATTTCGGTTTTCGTCTGGATCGCCAATCTCAACCTTGTTCACTTGGACGATATCGCTCACTTGAGTTGCAATTGCATCTTCAATATCGGTTTCCAGATAGTCTTTTTTGACGTTTTTCCCATAGATATTCTCGTCATCCAAACCAACTTCGGTATCCGGATCAAATTCGCTAAGCCGTGTTCGCAGGGTTGTGCAAACGCGCTGGTAAATCTCATCGTCGTCAGTTAGCTGTTGGACGTCACCGTTTTCAAAAATCACATCAAGATCACTGTTTAAACTAAGATCTTTACTCATTCCAACACCCCCACAACCACGGCATCGTTGATATCGTGCATTCGGTCAGAAGATTTTTGGAATGAGCCACCGGTAAAGTTGTCTAAATCACGATTGTTAAAGACGATAAAGACCGTGGCCCCTGGCTTGATTGTTGGTCGTGGAGAGATTGTTTTCATAGCATCTTGACCTTTGCTGATAATTTCCGCTCGTAGTTCATCCACCGCATAGCACGGATACAAGACTGGACATTCGTTGATGATGCGGGCTTCATCGCGGCCACCAACATCATCAACCAGCGGTTGTACGTCAGCCGTGTGAGACCCTTTGTTATAGCGGACAATCTTCGCGAACTCCCCAACGTTTGTTTCATACTTTGTCTTGTTTTGAACTTTCGACATAAGTTCATGAAAAGTATCTTCAATTGTTTGGCTCATACATACACCTCCATCGTGGTAGTAAAAGAACTGTCATCACACGCATGGACACCGGACTTAACCCGAAAAGTTCCACTCAAAAACCGGTCCTGCACAGTAACCACAGAACCGGTTGAAATTTGATATCTTAAAAGGGAAACAACTTCCCATGTTGCGTGCTTAGCTTCAGCATTTTCCTGATCAGTCGTTGGATAGGCGGTTAGCCCAGTCCCACCATGCGAGCCTTTCAGCTTCGTGGTGATCAAGATGTGCTCTTTGTGGCCCATTGCTTTGGACAGGTCATCGATATACACACCGCCACGACGCATAAAGACCTGACTACCACACTGTTTGGCAATCTTTTGGATACAAGATAAGGGCTTACCAGAAACGGTATAGCCCTTTTTATAGACATGATTCTTTTTGAGATAAACCTTAGTCAGCTTAATGCCGGCATCACTCGCTACTCGACGGATAATTGTTTCAGCTGATGATCCCTTAGCAAACGACATGGCCGAATGTTTCTTGATCTTAGGTAGTTTTGCTGCTGCTTTCTTGCCTAAAACTTTGACTTCATGTGCGCGCTCTTTATCTAATTTGTCATTGGCTTCTTGGACCGAGCTCTTAGCCGTTTGATACTCGTCTCCTTCACGATAAGTAAAGGAAAACGTATTATTGGTACCATCGGACGTCATCGGTGATGTGTGACGAATTGCTCCACTAGACAGCAAGCCAACTCCGTCCTGGGCGTAGCCGGCATAAACTTCCACCTTGCAGCCTGGTTCAAACAGTTTGCGATGCTTAGCCGCTAAGTTCATCAGTGTGACTGAACAGGTTGCCGGCGTCGCTGAATCACTAAAAGGAATATTGAACGAGATCCCCATTGATTTAGTTTCGGTCTGCGCGTACTCAAATGTTACTTTGCCAGACTTAGCATAGAGAATGACTCGAACTCGGCGGCCATAAAGATATTTAGTCATCATAACCACCTTCCACATCACCATCAATAGGTAATTGACCATTCTCAATGTCTTCAGGATCAACGGTATCTTCATAAAGGAAGACAGTTTCCATAAACTCGTCGATCCCGCAGTAAGTGGCCTGACCACTTTCGTCCATCGGGATTAAGTTGGTATCTGGCAAGCGTTCATCATAGATATTGTTAAACAGCGCTTGATTGAGCACTAATTTCTCACCAGTCACAATTGCATTATTATCGGCATCGGCAATCGAACAGGTAAAGAAGTTGCCCTCATCGTTGTAGTCAAAAGACAGCTCATAGGTGTCGCCGTCTAAGTCGTACTCAAAAGTTTCGGGCAAATCGTCAACGTCAACGGGTACATAATTTCTAACGGACATCTAATCACTTCTTTCGCAGTTGTTTATTAATCTTCTTAATAATGCTGGAGTTATCACCAGCCAGATGCTTATAGCTATATCCAGTCGATCCTTTAGACTTGGCTTGATAAACCCCTGAGCTTACTTGGATCCGCTTGCCAACCTTCATGGCTTTCTTGGCCGAACCATTCCACTTTTCCAATTGTTTGACAGAAACACCCTGTTTCTTAGCAACTGAGGCATAGGTCATGCCTTTCTTGACCTTGATCTTCTTAGCACCGACATAATGGCCTTTAGCGCCCTTTTTGCCTTTCGAATTAGTTGATGATTTGACTTTGGCTTTGTAAGCAAATTGGAAAGTCATTGAGATTTGTACCATATCAGAATATGGGTGCCCCAACGTCTTAGTTAATCCGGTCATAAACAGATGCTTGTAGTAGATGTGTTGCATCTTCATATCAGCCGTGTCTGTATAGTCAGATTTGTAAACCAATTCTGTACCAGCGAACTGCCACTTGAGCAAGTCACGGTATTGCTGTTGAGTTGACTTCTTTGGCAAGCCGGAATTAGAAACCCCAGTCTCACTCGCGGTCGCCTTACTCCATAGTTTCTTGCCAGCTGATTGACCATATAAAAATCCAGTTACCGTGATCGTCTTACCAGAACGGCGGACGTGATCGACAACTGGATCATCTTGATCAATTGGATAAGTGGTCGCATCGGACTCGTTATCCTCATCTTCAGTTTGAGCAAATAAAAAGACCGTTAATCCGGTCATTGAATTGGTTGCATGAATATTGGCATGTGGCGCCATGAACCTCTCGGCGTTTTGCTGACGTTGCTTGGCTATTCGTGAAAGAGCTTGTTTATGGCGCTTTTGCTTAAGCTTATTCAGCTTGGTAGTTGCACTATTTAGCTTTTCCTGAGCTTTTTTACGTTTAGCGGCAGCGTTTTTATAGGATGCGGTTGCTCGGAGTTTCTTTTGACTAGCCTGCGCGACGTCGTGCTGTTTCTGCCAAGAAGCTAGATTAGCCTGCTCCTGCTTGGTTAGCTTGCGGGGCTTCTTACGTTTAACCCATTTCTTAGTCGTTTTCTTGTTTTTATCCTTACCACCAGCTTTATCAACTTTCCAGTAGTAATCCTGGCTCTTTTTAAGAGTTGAGATATCGGCTGAGGTATCTTTGATGGTGGCAGTGTAATTTTTGTCTTTGGACAACGCTTGCGCTTGCGATTTGGAGTATTTATTCCGTTGAGCTTTAGCTTTGGCCAGCGCGTCCTTTTCCTTTTTCCATTGTTTGGTATAAACAGTCATCTGCTCACCTCCTAATATTCAGCGTTATCTAGTTCGTTATCAAACAGACTGCGTAAGATATCGCGAACTTGCTTGCCAACTGCTTTACCAGCTTTACGGCCGCCGGCTTCGGTATCGGCTTTAACGTTGACTTTCAGATTAATAGTGACCGGTGACCGCTTAGCAGTGGCCACTCCAGCCATATTCTTAGTTTGCTTGTTGGAGTAAACCTTGACTGGCTGGTCAAAACGGGCTAATTCCGGCCCATTCTCACCAACGAGAACGGATTGGCCGACGGCTGGTCGGCCACCTTTGGCATAGCCTAAAGCAGCCGCTACTTTTTTCGCACCGTTGACATGTTGGGCGGTATAACCACCGCGCTCCCAACCAGTTGAGAACCGTGATGCTAATGAAGCAACCGATCCATGTCCGCGCAAAATACTTCGTAACAGCGAACTATCAGATCCGTCACCTTCCAGTGCGTATTCCAATTGAGCGGCAGCTGAATGCCAGTTTTTACCATGACGATGGGCAAAGTTGATTAAGCTGGTCTTCCGACCGCCTAACCACTGTCCAAGCCCACTGGCACCACCGCCAGGATTGATGGCTGCTGGATTCAAACCGGATTCAAACTCCCAGTTACCTAAAACCGCCGCAATCCCGGCATCAGTAGCAGATGGATACAACTGCTTGATCGCCTTGGCTAAAGTCCGAGCACGACTAGCTAAACCACCTGATAAGCCAAACCCACTCAGATCACCAAAACTATCTTGTAAGTTTTTGCCAACCCACTTGATTTGACTAGCAAATTGCTTAGAAACGAGCTTGTCTAAGCCTGACTTCTTATCTGACTTGTTGCTCTTAGGCGTGCCATTATCATGACCGTGCATTTTCGTAACATCGTACCAACCATGGGTATTAGAACCGCCGTGATCCCATAGGGAACCATGAGCAACCCCAATATGAACGTGGGAACCACTCCCAGCACCATTTAGAGCACCTAGAGTTGCAATCCGCTGACCAGTCTTGACAATATCGCCTTTGGAAACTTTGATATTGTTCATGCCACCAAATTCTTGGTAGATTTCCTGCCAGCCATCGTCAGAAGCCACCGTGATGACGTCACCTAAAGCAGATTTACCCCAAACCGGATTACCGACACGGGTAACTTTCCCACCATGGACAGCGAGGATTGATGAGCCCATCGGCCCAGAAAAATCAACACCATCATGGCTACCAAAGGAACGAGATGCACCAAAGCCGTTAGTCTCAGCCAATCCTGGTGTATGGCGCCAATTGCCACCGGCGCCAGAGCCGCCACTACTCATGGCATTTGATAATGCGCCCCAAGCAGCACCACTCCACTTGTCACCAAGTGAGTTTGCAGCCCTTTTGGCTAAGCTATCTGAAGCCTTCTGCATAGCTGCACCACTTGGATCAATCTTGCTGAGAAAGTCTTTTGAAAACTCTTTAGCTGGATGGGCATCATTAGCTTTAATTAGTTTCTTTAAAGCGCTATGACCAGTTCCTTTAGCAAAGTGCGGTAATAATCCAGCGTTTTGAGCATCAGCAACATCATGACCATTAACCACCTCATCGCCCTTTCGAAGCGGGGTAATTACGTCGTGACCCTGTGGCATCAGCATGTGATTACCACGAATGACAAGCTCCTGATGTGGGCCAGTCTTGGAATCATTGACCACTGCTACTTGGTCATGGTCAAGTGGTCCAGTTCCAGTAGCATACTTCGCCAGTTTTAAAGTAGATTTGTTACCGCCAAACTGGCTGAAGACACCATTTAACGAGCTAAACCCTTTGTTCAATTGACCAATTGCATTGGACATTGCGCCATGAGCGTAGTTATCCATATGCCCCATGGCAGAACCAAAATCACTCGCGGTATCTTGAGCTTTACCAACGACTTGTTTATGCATTTGTGCCATTTGGTCATTGGCACCCTTTTGCATATCATCAAAGTCGCCAACGGTATTTCGTTGAAGCTCTTGAGTAAGTTTCTTAGTGTCGCCACGAATATCACGGAATTTACTATTTGATTGCCGATTTAACTGGTTAACTTGAACCATTGAATGCTTTTGGAGATCATCATAGTTCCCGACGGTATCCTTTTGCATCTTCTGGGTTTCTTTGGAAGTATCACCGTGAATTTCTTGCCATTTCTTGCCAGCATCTTTGCCAAACTTATTGAGTTTAGACTTGGATTGCTTGGTTGCCATGTCATAGCCACCAACGACATCATTACCAATGCGGCGCATAGACTTTCGCGTCTCATTTTCAGTTCCTGACAAGTCAACACCGCCGATATTGGCGCTGACACGAGTCTTAGCCTTCTTTGGCTTGGTAGTTCCTTTAGCATAGCCTTGAAGCGTAATGCCGCGGCCTAAGCCACCATTGAGTAACTTACGGGTATCTTTAGCGTTGATAACATGCCAACCAGCCTGAAGATGTTCAACCGATGGCCCGTTGGTACCCAGTAGCCGATACTGACCGGTGCGGGCGTTGTAAGCCATCTCAACACCATTTTCACCAACAACTGCCGCCCCAGTATGACTGATAGGACCGCCTGTGGCATGACCGCTAAAGACATTCCCTGGCAATTTCGGCTTCGACGGCTTTGTTGCACCCGGTGCACGAGATCCTTTATCTAGGTTCCTTAAAACTGTATTCTGACGCTGCAATCCCGATGATGTAGATTGTGTTAAATCGCTTGATTTAAACTGCTTTGAGACCGACTGCAATCCAGCCTTGACGTTAGAAGTGATGAGAGCAGGAATGCTGCTACCAATGTACTTGGCGGCAGTACTAAATGCATTGGCCGCTTCACCAGCTTCTTTTTTGGCTGCTGCAACCACTCTAAGACGTTGCTTTTCAGCCCAAGAAACCGTATCCGTGTATTGTGAGTGAGCTTTACTGATTGTGCTGGAGCGTTGCTTTTCAGCGTTATTGATAATCGAAGCTCGTTGGCTGGCACTGATACCCTTAACTTTCTTAGCAGCCGAAACTTCTTTGTTATAGCGTGCATTGGCATAACTGACGGTTGAACTGTATGTCTTACGTGCATCTTTGACTGTTTCGTCATAAGCCCGGCGGCTCGACGTAATTACGTGAGCGTATTGCTGAGTGGTTAGATGAGTCGTTTGCCGATTCATGCTCCGCAACAAAGCCTTTTGTTTTTGTGTTCCTTGATCAGTTAGGCTGAGTATTTGTCGATTAACTCGTGAGATGGCAGCAACTCGTTTTGATCCGCCATCCTTATCGGTTCGAACTAATTGATCGATATTCTTACGAAGGTTAGCTAATCGGTCTTGAATACCAGATTTCTCTTTGTTATAGGAACTCTGAGCCTGATTAGCGCTTAGTAAGCCCTCTTTTTGCAGGTAATTGTAATTTTTCTTATCGGTGCTTAATCGTTTGTTAGCATAACTAGCAGCAGCGCTATACAAAGAGTCGTACGTCTGCTTGACCTTTTTTGATGCTTTACCAGTCGAGTTAGCCCATTCAGCATTAGCGTTTTGTTCAAGCTTAGTGACCCGTTTAATATAACCTTGAGTTGCACCATCGACATTAGCCATGGCCATTGAACTATCGGCACGGCTTGCTGAAGTTGCTTGATAAGCAGAATGTCTTGCTGATTCTCTGCCATTTTGTGAGGTCAGATGTCGTGGATCAAAACTCCAACCAACGTTCGGAATAAAGGTTGAACCTTTATCAACACCGTGTTTGGGATTATCAGACCATTTTTGGTTTTGCTTAACGACTTTTTCGGAAGCGTCCCCAATATACTTGGAGATTGAACCACCAATTTGAGCACCGATTCCAGCACCGGCTGGACCGCCGAGATACATACCGATTCCAGCACCTAAGAGCTGACCTCCACCTTGTAAAGCGGAGTGCATCCCAGAATCACTATTAATGCCTTTCGACATGACGTTGACAGCGTTTTGACCGAATTGAATACCTTGACTAGCAAGTTCAAAATACCCATAACCCTTGGCCATGGATTTACCTACATTCAAAGCGGAACCCAGTCGAGAAGTTGGCACCGCACTTGCTGCCGAGGCCGCGTTGATGCCAGTGCCTTTGACTGGAGCACCTTTACCACTAAAGCCTAGATTAAATAGGTTGGAACCCAGGTTGGTAGCCTTCAAGACACCAACCGCGCTGACAAGCTTACCAGCACCCAGTAACAGTGGCCCAGCAGCCGCTGTCGCCAGCGTTAAATATGACACCAGTGACTTAATCGGCTTTGGTAAATCGCTGAATTTAGCACCAATATCCGCTGCTTTTTCCAAAATAGATTGTGCAGCAGGCAAGAGTGTCTTAGACATCTCAACCCCAATTGCCGTAGCAGTTTCTTTGAAGCGTCGCCATTGGTTTTGAGCCGTCTGCATGTTCTTACCGGAGAGTTGGGCGATATAGCCGCCACCCTTCATATTTTGAGCACGATCAACCTGATTATTTAATGACTTGAGTTGGCTGACATTCTTGCCCAAAATAGTGGCCGTCGTCATCCCAGTTTGGCCGAACAACGCACCATAGACAGACGTTCGAGCTGTACCATTCAAGCCCTTCTTGTCCATCGTGCTATTTAATTTCTGGAAAATATCTTGCAGGCTTAGTAGGTTGCCCTTGGCATCTTTGAAGTCGTCGGCTGTTAGTCCCAACTGCTTCATGGCCGTGACATACTTACCTTTAACCGGGGGATTAGTTAACCGACTTAAAACCTGCCGTAATCCAGTTCCGGCAACGCTGGCTTCTTGGCCATTGTTACTTAAGATACCTAACGCTGAAGCGGTTTCAGAAAGTGACTGATTAGCGCCATGAGCAATCGAGCCAACGTATTGCAAGCCGTTACCCATGCCTTTGAAGTCAGTCGCCGTCAAATCGGCAGCGTAGGCCATCTGGTTTACGGCTTCCTTGGTATTCTTCGTCATAGTAGCCGTGTTATTTGAACGGAGGCCAAAGGCTTCAATAGCCGCCGTGGCATTGTGAACAACATCGGAATATTCATCGCCAGAAGCGATTGAACCCTGTAAGAAGGTCTTTTGAGCGGCTAGAGCTTGATTTGATGTGTAACCACGTCTAATCAGTTCTTCATATCCAGATGAGATTTGCTTTTGGGCAACGCCATACTTCTCTGAATATTTAGTACCATCGTTTTGCATTCGGTTAACATTGCGTTGAGCTTCAGCCATCCGCTCACCACCGTAGTGAGCCAAGTTGGTAATGGTCTTGTACTGGTTCTGAAGTTCCATTGCCTTTTTGGACGAATAAGCAAAGCCGGCGCCGATTCCAAGGGAAACTACCGAAGCCGCACGGCCAACACTTTGCATTGAATTGCCTAACCGTTGCATATGCTGAGCAGATTCTTTGACTCGTTGCACATGCTGGCTGTAGCTTGTCCCAACTTTTTTACTCAGCTGATCAGAGCGGTTTAACTCGGTATTGCCCTTTTGGAGCTGTTGGTTAACTTTTTCTTGAGCATTATTTTGTTGATCAACTTCATGAGTAACTTTGCTCTCATTGTTAGCGGTTTGACCCGCTTTACGCGCTTTTTCCTCTTGCTGACGAATTGATTTGTCAGTAAGTGCTTCAGCCCGATGCAATTCGCTGGTATCAACCTTCCAAGCCAGTTCGATATATGATTTTCGTGAATCAGCCATCAATTAACCTCCCTTCTATGAATCATCAGGATCAATACCCAGCATTGGTGCAATCACATCGGCAATTCGGTTGGCATTGGCAATCGCCTGCTCATCTTCGAGTTGGATAATCGCCTCATTCATGACATTGAGCTGCCGTGAATCCATTCGTCTGACTTGTTCCATTGAGGCCATGCCAAAAAAGACGGGCCGCAAATAACCCAACTCGTCTTTAACCGCATCTTTTAGTTGTGAATGATCTTTGAAAGGATTAGCGAAACATCCGGCTCAAAAAGTCCTTTGCAGCATCTAAAACCTCTTTAAATTCTGAATCATAAACTAATTGGCCCATGAAGCGATCGGCTTGATTCATCACAACCGAGTAGCCGTCATGGTGATCCCAATAAGCGAAGTTGACATCGTTAGTGATGACATCTTTCATCAAGCCTTTGTAGTATTCACTAAAAACGATTTGACCCGTAATGGCGGTTGAATTTTCGACTAAATTCTCAAATTTCTCAAAACCTGGGAACTTGAAATCATAAGTAACTTTTTTGCCATCAAAGTCTTCAACTTGGATTGAGTCTGATTTAACTGATTCAGGAACGAGCTTATCGAAGTATGCCCAATCGTAATCGCCTTCCAAAATGTGTTGGAAAATGGCTTCATCATATAAAGGATCGGAACGAGTGCCGTTTGGCAGAGTGGCCACATCAATAACATTCTTTTGCACGAAGAAAGTTCCTGGATAACTAAAGATGTACTTGTGACCAGACTTAGACGTGAATGTCTCTTGCTTAGATACCTTATTCATTTCCTTTGGTGCCTTTTTGGTAGTTGTTTTTTTAGCAGTAGTTTCAGTCATGTGAAAATCTCCTTAAATTTATTTGGTAATGACTCGCAAAGGAGTCGAACCCTTGCCAGCCCCGAATTTTGTGCAAAATAAAAGACCGCAAAGCGGCCATTGCATAAATTCTATTTAGTTGTGACTAGGAAGCATGGTTACCATCATACTTGTAGTCGAAAATCTGGATCGTCCAAGCACGGGTTGGTACAGCCTTACCGAAGGCGGCATCAGGTGCTTTTTGAATCATGCAATGGTCGCCACCACTTACTTCTTGGCCGTAAGCCAGATGGAAGCTGAATACTTCATCCTGGTTATAAAGGTCACTGAGTAAGTTGTTGGTTTCGGAACCTTGTTGCACGGTAATTGTGACGGTACCTAAAGAATCATAGGTAACTGAGCCAGCTGGGCTGGCCTGAGCGTCAGTCATTGCATCGACCTTGTTGTTAGTCTTAGATGTCTGTGCCATATCACCATCTTGGAAGTTACGTAAGATGTGTGTAGATCCATCAGTTAGTAACCGGGTGATGGTAATCGATACGTTTTTTGCTTTATATAGGGACATCTTCCGGCCTTCACCCAATGGAATGGAGTCGGTACCGGTAAAGTTATCAACAGAACTTGCAGCACTTGCCATAAGCTATTCGCCTCCTTATTAGACTGCTTCAGCAACATCACCATTAACGTGAACTTCGTTAACAGCGCTAGATGGCGTGTAATCAAACTTGACGCCTTTCAAATTACGATTTACCCAATCGGTAATTCGAATCTCGTTAAGCTGAGGAACATGGGTGTGGTACATTGGCTTGCCGGTATCCAAGCTGGTGGCAATAATCTGCTGGCTGTAGGCGGTTGACATTGAACCATCAAGTGAAGCATCGATCATGCCCAAACCTTTGGCATCAAATGGCACCTTGCCGGCAGTATTGAGAGTATTTTGCAGGTTGGTTTCGACATTGGACTTAACGAAATCCATGCCGTGAACTGTATCGACGTACATACCGGCAACATTCTTGTCGTCAGTTTGGTTGTTGTTATTACCCTTGTGGACGTACAAGATGAACCCTTTCTTTTCTAGGGCAATGATTTGTGAAGCCGTCAAAGCTTCTGGAGTCACGTCAATAAGGTCACTAACAAACTTCCAAGAAACTTGACCGATCAAATCTTGGTTAGCACCTTGGGCAGCTAAGGCGGCCGCATAATCTTCGCTGCTATCTGTGTGATAGAAGCAGAAGGTCCGTGAATAGCCGTTGAACTTAGCTGCATCATCAGCGTTGTCCGCATCAAATTGCTGGAAGAAGATGTGGAAGCCTTTGCCGTCATAACCGCCATGTTCGATAATGTCAGCTAAAGCCAAAGCATCAGCCTGGTTATAGTCAGCGAGCATTGCAAACTCCCAGTTGTTGTAGAAGTAGTCAGCAGCTGCTTTACCTGTACCAGATGCCGGGATAGCATTTGGATCCCCACCATCGTCGGCAGAAACTGGGTCAGCGGTAATCACTGCACCGTCATCAGTTGGAGTCGCCTTCAAGTTGGTTGGTGCTGGGGCGCTGGTTGGCACTGGAGCAGGTGAATCACCGGCAAAAGTGACCACGGCAACCAATTCTGGATAGTCAGCTTGGTCAAAAATGGTCTGCGCCTTACGGTAAACTGACGTAGTTGCGTCATAATCAGCTTCCAAGGCGTCAAGGGTTTGATATTCCTTGTAATTCTCGGAATCGCCCTTAACAAAAATGGCCGGATTTTTAAGTCCGACCGTGGTTTGTGGATGTGTAATGTCTAAAGTGACATACACATCGGTAATCTTTGGAATTAAAGCCAATTTAATCCCTCCTTATTTATTTTTAGTTTTGGGAAATTGTGAGCCGTTAAGCTCAATGTCCCCAAGCGTCGTAACGTCGTCTTGAAAGGCATCTTGACAGCGAAAGTTCACTTGGAAACCGGACTTGTGCTCAACTTGGATGGAGATTTGGTTGTCTGTGTTCTCAACACTGTCAACGTCAATCACGTAGAAGTTATCCTGAACGCCAAGCATGTACATCGCTTGAGAGCGCATGAGCTTACTCAGCTGATTGGCCCCCATGTCCGCTTCATACATACTTTGGGAGTGGCAATCGAAGTGCATTGCCATTTCAAAAACTTCAAAGTCCAAATTGTCAGTAATTGGCAGTGGAATGTGTGAGTCAATAAATTCAAACGTAAAAAACGGATACGCTTGCTGTGAGCCCGGATTATCGGACGCGTAACAATCAATACCCGTTTTTTGTTTGATTAAATTGATTACATCTGTCATGAACGCTTTCTTATCAAAGGGTTTGTCCATTTGTTACCACCGCCTTTAGTCCATAGATTGTGATACTTGAGTAACCCGTGTAATCACTAGCTTCAGCAACTTTGTACTCTCGACCAGTCCGGACGTCCTTAACAATCGTATTAATCGGCACATTGGCTTGCTCCGAATACCAATACAAATCGTAGAGGCTCACTTGACCGCCAGACTGTTGCGAGTTTGTCATTGCTGGATTGGTATTGGTGCCGGGTGGGATTAGCGGTTCGTTGACTTGCTTAACCGTTTCTATGTCGCTATTAGGCACATATTCGCCGGCCTCGTAATGTCCATCATCGTTGCCACTCTTCATTTTGATTTCGAGAGGAATCCCGAATTCCTGGATCATGTCCGAAAAGTCAAACATCACTTATCCCCCTTTCTTGTGTATCGACCAGTCCTACTAGCTAGTAGCCTTGTTGAGTGTCAAGTCAACCGTCGAATTATCAGACATGGTAAGGGTGGCACCGGTAACAGCGCCATTCTTATCTTCGTTGATTGTGCCAGACTTGACGCCTAAGCCATCTTTACCAGCGGGGCCAACCGCACCAGCAGGACCGGCAACACCAGTGTCACCTTTGTCTCCCTTCAAGCCTTTAAGGGAAACCAGCAAATCTTGTTTTCCTGCGTCAGCTTGATACAAATCTCCGTTAACGTCTAACGTCAAAGCACCGTCAGGTTGAGTGGTGGTTGCACCAGTTTCAACGTCGGTACTAGAAAAAGTTACTTGCGAACCATTCAGCTTGTCAGCCGTAATGGTATCGCCATCTTTCCATGCAATTGCCATCTATAATTTCCTCCTTTTTTAGATCGTAGCTTGACCAACAACCGCTTTACCAACCGTACTTGACCCGGTATTACCGCCAGGAACAGTCCAACCAGGAACATCGACCCGTTTGGATTCTGTTTCAATCCCGGCGTCATCGGTGTGAGTGGCTTGGTAGGTTCCTGCCGTTACCACCGTTCCGGGTGCTAAGCCAGTTACCGCGGTTTTGATGTCAGTCCCAACAAAAGAAGGCTTATCGGCACTGCCTTGGTAAATATTTAAGACATAAGCCATTGATTAAGCTCCTTTCTATGATTTGGCGGCATTAACACTCCAACCTGGCACTGGTTGTGGAGCAGATTCAGTTCTGCCATCCTCTGTATGAGTGGCAACATAGTCACCATCAGCGACCTTCGCGCCAGCAGACAACCCAACGACTTTAGCGCCGTTAGAGTCATCGCCAGTAGCAACAACTGCCTTCAGATTGTCTTTTTTATAGACATTTAATCTATCAGCCATCAATTAACACCTCCTTTCACATCGTTTTTGGAACGATTCGGTATGTGATTGAGTCACGTAAGGCGCCGGTGTCAATCAATGGGTCGTTAAAGCCCTTATTCGCAATTGTTAAGGGAGCATTGGCTGGATTTGCAAATTTGATAATTTCAGTCTTCATTTGTTCAGTAGCCAAATTGCCAAGGTAATGGAGTGCATGCATAGCCGTCATGTCACCAGCCAATATTTTCATGGTTTCTTGCTGGGCATACGACAGCCAGCGCCGCTCGTTATGCATCTTGGTCTTCTCCATAAACCGTCGATGCGGAATGTGAACTTCTTTAAGCCTCACAAATCCCCGTTTACCATCTTTACCAAGCGTGGGCACCATTAGATAAGGAACATTCTTGGCTCGAATCGTGGCGCCGTCATTATTGACAATGGCAATCATCTGGAGATGTTTGTCGTGAAGCACGCCAATATGAATTTCTGAAGAGTTCAGGATATCGAATTGCTCGATGGCTTTAGGAAACTTGTCGTATTCCGTAATCAAAAGAACAACACCTCGTTATTGCCAAGTCCTAGCTGTGTCAGCAATCGATTAAATAGATCTAAAAATGGATCGTCTTTATCGGTCACTGAATCAGTTGAGAACGATCGGCTGAGTGGTCCCATTGTTTCAGTGGTCACCCCACTGGAACGCGTATTAAGCAATTGCGTGCCAATGTGTGCCGCATAAAGCAGCGTGGCGTATTCAATTTGTGCCGGTGGAAAGCCATATCCTGCCACAATCGGCGTAGCTAAATCAATCCAGATTCCCAACACCTCGTCAGATTCATTGACGAAACGTGGCGACAAGGCTTTCAGCTTCGTATATTGATCTGTGTCTGGCTGGTTATCCATATCAATCGCCTGCCTTTACGTGCGCCAATAATTGCGCTTTAGTGTCGGATGTTTTGTAAGCTAAATTGTGCTGATCTAAATAGTTCTGAATATCGGCATTTGTCCAACTTTCATCCGGTGCGCTACCCTCATCGGATAGCGATGTTATTTTTTTGCTGGATCGGCCGAAACGTTTGCTCCATCAGCCGTTGGAGTCACTTGCAGGTTCGTTGGTTCAGGCGCTTGAACAGCAGCAGTATCAAGAATGTAGATACCGTCAATCTGTGGGAATGAAGGCATAACTTCTTGAGAAATATTAATCTTCTTGTTAACCGGGTCAGCTGAAACCATGGTTGAAATGGCAATGCCACCATCAACAATTGAGACATCTGCAGCCTGACTGCCAAGCAAGTCAGTTTCTTCAGGCGTGGTTGACATAATCGTTTCACCAAGTTGGCCATCTGGCAGGAAAATAACCCGACCGTCTGGAATCCACTTCTTCGTGGTACCGTCAATGTCCACATAACGTTTGTCATAGACCTGGACGTTTAAGCCATAGTTGGCAACCAAGAAGTTCAACAATTCCGACTGGGGAATAGTGACATTCGCCAATTTACCGTTGTCATAAAGCATTGAGCTTTTAACGTTGGGATCCTGTAAAAGAGTGCGGAATGTTGAGAGATTCATAACCGCTCGCGTAATGGTTTGGTCAGAATCAGCGCCAACAACCTGGCGTGCTTGATCAATATCGTCAAATGGTGTGGCACCGTCAGCACCCCATGCTTTTTTGGCAACCACCTTGTGAGTCGCTTTCATGTCGTAGTCAATATCATTGATGACTTGGCCATTGCCAAAGAAGTTAACCTTACCGGTTTGAACAATTTGATTACGCAGGATTTCTTGAGTTAAATGTGCACCCGTCAGTAGTTGAGCGGCATCGTTAAAGATATGGTTGTTGATAATATCTTTTTCTTCGGCTGTCCCATTGGCTCCCAAACGTACTAATTGCTGTCTCAAAGCTTCATCAACATACTTGCCTTCCTTGAAGTAACGAGTATGTTCAGTGAGCTTTTGGAAGCCTTGACGCTCACGCATAACAGCTTGAGCACCAAATGCGGATGGCTTCAATGGTTTAGGAGCGTTTGACGTCCCTTTGTAAAAGCTAAAATCTGAGGCTAATTGCTTACGAATGGGCATCAATGTTTCCCAAAGATATGGTTCATTGTTTTGAGAAAGGGTTGTCCAGTAACTGCCAATGTTAGTGGCATTGACATCATCAAATAATGTACTCATATTGTTTTATTCCTCCTTTATTTATTCCGTTTGAAGAACACGACTTTGCCAGCTAAGGCTTTTTTAACGTCGTCAGAAATGGTGACGCCTTGTGGTAAACGGTTTGCATTGATATATCCGTTAACAATCAAAGTGCCATCATTTTGGCCAGCAGTAACGTCTACTGGGAACTCCAAGACGCCTTGAGCTGTGGCGTCATTAACGACCGTCAAAACAGCTTGCTCATTATCTAAGGTGGAATCTGCGCCACCAACCGGTGTACCGGCAGGAATAATCTTTTTACCTGTTGCATCTGCGGTCACCCCTGTATCACCAATTACGGCTCCTAAAGCGACTTTGTTAGCAATAAAGCCCAACACTTGGGTTGGGCCATCGAAATTCTGTACTAATGTCATGGATCAAACCTCCTTATTTTTTTGCTTGATTGTTGAAATATGGATTTTTAACGGGTTTAGCCGTCTTCTTAGCAAGTTGAGCACCATAGTTGTTCTTCTTCCCACTCAAACTTTCGCCTGATGCTTTGGGAGCGTTACCACTGAGATAATCCTTTTTTACCTGTTCAGAAATCCGGTCTTTGAGTCCTTTGAGCCAATCAAGATTAGCTTTGGTGGAATCGGCTTCAGTCGTGACGATATGTGATAAATCATCATCAGTCAGACTGACACCCGCCTCATCAGCCATCTTTTTGGCTGTTTTGGTCATCTCGTTCTTAGATCTGTAAGCTTCCAACTCTTCGTTCTTTTTCTTGGCCTGTTCAAGCTCGTACTGAGTTTTTTGATCGGTGTCCATCTTGGCCATCTTCTCGGCTTCGTCTTGCTTGGCCTTCCATTTGGCATACTTCTCATTGATGATTTGGTTGACCTCCTCATCAGAGTGGTAGCCATCAGGAACTTTCGGTTTATCACCGGGATTACCGTCAGTGTCGCTATCCTTGTGCGAGTCATTATTATCACCAGCATTCGGTGTCTGAGTTTGGCTTGCAGCTGGTGGAGTAGATGTACCTCCG